GTCACGCGACTTTTTTACGCAAGTCAAAAGTTTGCTGGCGTGTCCGAATCCCGTTGCAACACAACAGCTTTCATGCACACGCCCATCACGAAACCCGTTGCAACACAACAGCTTTCATGCGTTGCAGCACAACGACTTTCGCGCATGACGATCACGCCGGGTCAACGCCTCGTGCAAGAGCTGTCGCAACCGACCGATCCGTACTCGCTGACGTTCCTGATCAAGCTCGCCGGCGACACCGCCGATCAGTACGAGCATCTGTCGACCATGCTCGGCGGCGACCGTGCGACGTGGACCGAAGTGAAGATCGGCGCAAAGACCGTGGAGGTGATCGTGACCGATGTGGTTCGTCAGCAGCGCGCGACCGCCGAGCAGTTGCGAAAGCTGCTGACCTCGATCACGGCGATGCGCGGTTCGATCCCCGCGGCCCCGAACGGTAATGACGACCTCGCTGGCCTTGAGTGACGACTGGCCCCAGCTCGAAGGTCGGCGCGAACCCGAGCATCTGTCGGTGTTCGACGGCGACGACCGCCTGGGCCACAACGCACTAACGCTCGCCGGCCGGATCGGTACGCCGCCGATGCCGTGGCAGATCGACAACCTGCTCGCACTGTTGCGAACCGACGAGCAGGGGATGTGGACCCATCCCGATGCGGTGATCATCTGCCCGCGCCAGAACGGCAAGTCAGAGATCCTGCTGCTGCTCTGCCTCTACGGCCTGTTCGTTCGGGGCGAGAACATCGTCTTCTCGACCCAGCAGTGGAAGACGGCGCGCAAGTTGGCGCTGCGGTTCTCCGAGATGGTCAAGGCGCGACCGGATCTCAAGCGCCGGTTGGCCCGGCCGCCGACCCTCTCGCAGGGGCAGAGCATCGTGTCGACCACCGCGGGCAACGAGCTGATCTTCTGCACCCGCTCGGGCGACACCGGCAAGGGTCTCGACAAGGTGGATCGCGTCATCTATGACGAGGCGTACAACCTGACCGAGGCCGAGATGACGGGCCCGACACTGGCGCAGATGGCGGCACTCAACCCGTCGACCATCTACACCAGCTCGGCGGTGTTCAACGAGATCCACCAGAACGGGCAGGTGCTCGCTGGTCTGCGGCGCAACGGATTGGCGAAGGCCAAGGGCTTGTACTTCGCGGAGTACATGGCGCCCGAGCCGCCGAGGGGTTCATCGGAGGCCGAGCGTCGGCGCATCCGCGAAGACCCGCTGACCGCACGTCTGGCCAACCCGTCGTTCGGCGTGATCCAGACCGACGCCAAGATCCAGAAGTCGCTACTCGGCCTGGGCGGCACCGCGATCGGCCGGCGTTCGTTCGAGGTCGACGTGCTCGGCTGGGGCGACTGGCCGGTCGACGCCGACGTGATCGAGTCCGAGATCCCCGCGCAGACCTGGAACGACATGGGCAACCCTGACGCAACACTCGCTGGCCCGCGCGTACTGGTCCTCACCCGCGAGGACACCTGGGCGATCGTCGCCGCGCAACGGACGACCGCCGGCAAGATCCACATCGAGGCGGGGTTCGCTGCCGACGCCCCGGCCGAGCAGGTGGTGCGTCGGCTGGTCGAGGTCTACACCGCATGGGATCCGGCCGCGCTGGTCGTCTCACGCGGCGCGGCGGCCGAGGTGCTGCCACAACTGGAGGCGCTCGGTTTCGAGGCGACCGTCCCAACGCGCACCGACGAGGCGCAGGCGTGTGGCGGATTCCTATCGGACGCCCTGGCCGGCGCGTTGTCGCACAGCAAGCAAGCGGGCATGGCCGACGCCGTGGCGAACGCGGTGCGCAAGGAACTACCCAGCGGCGGGTTCGTCTGGGAAGTGGTCGACGGCGCCTCGCACGCGCAACTGATGGGCGCGACGTTGGCGCGCTGGGCGCTGCTGAAGTTCGCCGGTCAGCCCAAGCGCAAGACCAGCTCGCCGCGCACCGCCGTCAGGCAGACGGCATCCAATGACCTCGACGCCATGAGCATGGCGTTCTGATCGAGAAGGGAGCGACGTTGCCTACCAAGTCCGCCGCTCCCCGTACCGAGAGGGGCTACGTCGTCGGCACTCCCGGCTCCTGGGCCGGCCCACAGGATCAGTTCGAGATGGTGCCGGAACTCATGTGGCCCAACTCGATCCACACCTACACCCGCATGGGCCGCGAGGATGCGCGGATCGCTTCGGTGCTCCGCGCGATCGGACTGCCGATCCGCCGCACGTCGTGGCGCATCCGGCAGAACGGCGCGACCGACGAGGTGACGCAGTTCATCGCGACGAACCTCGGCCTGCCAATCGAGGGTGACGACGAGGACCATCCGACGCCGCGCACCCGTGATCGCTTCTCGTGGTCGCAGCATCTCCAGCAGGCGCTGACCGCACAGCAGTACGGGCACGCGGTGTTCGAGCAGGTCTACCGTATCGAGGGCTCGGGCACGAACCTGCGGGCCGCGCTGCACCGGTTGGCCCCGCGCCCGCAGTCGTCGATCTGCTACTGGAACGTCGGCCGCGATGGCGGGTTGATCTCCGTGCAGCAGTGGCCCGCGGGGACATTCACCGCGCCGGGGATGCTGGTGCTGGCGCCCTCGTCGATGGGTGATCCGATTCCCGTCGAGCAGTTGGTGGTCTACACCCGCGACCCCGACCCGGGCGTATGGACGGGCAACAGTCTGCTGCGCCCGGCGTACAAGCACTGGAAGCTCAAGGATGAGCTGATCCGCATCGAGGCCGCCGCCGCCCGCCGGCACGGCATCGGTGTCCCGGTGCTGACCGCCAGCGAGGACGAGTCCGACGACGACGAGCGGATGGACGCGCTACTGAAGACCGCCTCGGCCTACCGCGGTGGCGAGACGGCCGGCCTGGCGCTGACGAACGGCGAGACGTTTCAGGTGATGGCGCCCACCGGGACGCCGATGGACCCGCGGCGCGCGATCGAATACCACGATCACCAGATGGCGCTCGTCGCCTTGGCGCAGTTCCTGAACCTCGACGGCAAGGGCGGTTCGTACGCGCTGGCGTCGGTCCACGCCGACACGTTCGTGCAGTCGGTGCAGACGGTGGCCAACGACATCCGCGACACCGCCCAGGCGCATATCGTCGAGGATCTGGTCGATCTGAACTTCGGCGAGGATGAACCGACGCCGCTGCTGGTGTTCGACGAGATTGGCTCCCGGCAGGACGCCACTGCGGCGGCGTTGCAGATGCTCGTCAACGCGGGCCTGCTCACGCCGGACCCCCGACTGGAAGCGTTCATTCGGGAATCGTCGGGCCTGCCCGGTCCAGACCCTGACGCACCCGAGCCACCGCCGGAACCGCAGCCCGCCCCGGCCCCGTTCACGCCGCCGCCCACCGGTCGGGTTCACGTCCGCGAACACACCCGCCGCGCGAAGGGCGACCCGACACCACGGCAGGAGACGCTGTTCGATGAGTAGGCAGAATGCCCAGCCCTGGTACCAGATTCGCAATGCGGCAGCCGAAGCTGATGGCCCCGCCGAGGTGCTGATCTACGACGAGATCGACTCCTGGTTCGGCGTCTCCGCCGAGGCGCTCGCCCGCGAGATCGGCGCGCTCGACGACAACCGCGAGCTGCATGTGCGGATCAACTCACCCGGCGGGAACGTCTTCGACGGCGTAGCGATCCTCAACGCACTGCGCGGTCACCCCGGCAAGGTCACCGTCATCGTCGACAGCCTGGCGGCCAGCGCCGCGTCGTTCATCGCCATGGGCGGCGACGAGGTGGTGATGAACCGCGACGCCGAGATGATGATTCACAAGGCCAGCGGCCTGGTCGTCGGCGGTGCGGACGCCATGCGCCAGCAGGCGGACCTGATCGATCGGCTCAACGACAAGATGGCGAACATCTACGCCGAGCGCGCGGGCGGCACCGTCGCGGATTGGCTCGCCATCATGGCAGCCGAAACCTGGTACAGCGCAGACGAAGCCGTCGAGGCGGGCCTGGCCGATCGCGTCGAGAACGTCGCCGCCGACCGCGAGCAAGTGGCCGCCAAGTTCGACCTATCCATATTCGCCCACGCAGGGCGCGCACACGCGCCCGCGCCTCGAATCCCGAAGGCGCACACCGATACTTCGGCCGAATCCCCGGCCGGGGCCGAGAATAAGGAGGAGCCAGCGATGGCAACCCTGAGTGAAAGCGCGCTCCAGAAGCTCGGCCTCGACGCCGATGCCGACGAGGACGCGATCAACGCAAAGATCGACGAGCTCACCGCCGAAGGCGAGCCCGCCGAGCCCACCCTGGACGAGGCGCTGAAGGTAGCGGCCAAGGCGGGGTTGGCGACCAACATCACCACCGAGGCGCTGGCTGGCCTCCAGGCACAGGCCGCCGAAGGTGCCGAGGCCCGCGCCCAGCAGATCCGCGAGTCCGACGAGCGGACCGTGGACGCCGCGATCACCGAGGGCAAGATCGCCCCGGCCCGCCGCGACCACCACCTCCAAGCGCTCGCCGCCGACCGCGAGGGCCACACTGCCGTGCTGGCCGGGCTCCAGTCGGGCCTGGTGCCGTTGACCGAGAAGGGTCACGGCGTGACCGGCGACATCACCAACGAGGACGACGCGATCTACGCGTCGCTGTTCGGAAAGGACGCCTGAGATGGCAACTGACTACTCCCCGATCTACCAGCCCGGGCAGGCGATCTCGCGCACCACGTCGGCCGACGTGACCGCGGGGCAGCTGCTCTACGTGTCGGGCAGCGACACCGTTGCCAAGACATCCGGCGCCACCGCCGCATGGCTGGGCGTGGCGGCATTCAGCGCCGCCTCGGGCTCCGATGTGACCGTGCTGTGCGGCGGCGTGCATCAGTTGGCGGCCAGCGGCGCGATCTCGGCCGGCGCGCTGGTGATCCCCGACGCCAACGGCGCGGTGCAGACCATCGGCTCCGCGACCGCGACCACCGACAGCCAGATCGTCGGCGTCGCTCTCTCGGACGCAGCCTCGTCCCTCGTTGTCGTCAAGCTCGCTCGATAGAGCGCGAAGAAAGGAATACATCATGGCCGTGCTCTATCCCCCGGCCGCGCCGTCCATCTCGGGCGATGTGGTCACCATCAGTCGGTTCCTGAACAACCCCACCTTGGTTGCGCGACGGCTGCGCACCCTGGCCGAACAGCGGTTCATCTCCGATGTGCTGCTCTCGGGCCGGATCGCGACCAGCTCCGGTTCGGTGCTGTACGAGACCGGGGAGACGATCTACTCCGATCGCGCGCCCAAGGCCGTCCAGCCCGGCGCCGAGTACCCCCTGACCCCGATCTCGACCGGCGACGCATCGCTGGCGAAGACGGTCAAGTGGGGCAACGACGCCGAAGTGACCGACGAGTCGATCGCTCGGCAGATGTTCTCGCCGGTCGACAAGGCGATGACCAAGCTGGTGAACCAGACGGTCAAGACGGTCGACGGCGTGGCCATGTCGGCGATCAACTCGGCCGTCACACAGAACACCGCGGCGATCGCCACCTGGACCGGCGGCGGTTCGACCCCGCAGGTTCTACGGGACATCGCCCGCGCACGCGGCAAGATCGACGCCCTGAATCAGGGCTACGACCCGGACTACCTGGTGGTCGATGACGCCACGTACGCCAACCTGGTGTCCGATGCCTCGGTGGCCGCGCTGCTGCGCCGGGAGAACGGAGCGAACCCGGTCTACACCGGCACGTTCCCGGTGATCGACGGCCTGACCGTGCTGCGCTGCCCGAACCTGACCAACGCCGGCACCACCAGTGCCTACGCGCTGGTCGTGGACAGCAAGGCGCTCGGCTCGATGGTCGACGAGAACCTCGGTGGCCCGGGCTACGTCAGCTCCGATGGTGTCGGCATCCAGGCGAAGACGATCCGCGAGGACAAGAACGACAAGTGGCGCCTGCGCTGCCGTCGTGTCACCGTGCCGATCGTGCAGGAGCCGGCCGCGGCGTGGAAGATCACCGGGGTGGCGGCAGCGTCATGACGTACCGCGTCATCGCTCCGCTGGTGCTGGCCGTCGACGAGGGCGGCCACACCCACCACGTGTACGAGGGGGGTGTCATCGAGTGGCTGTCCGAGGCCCAGGCCGAGCATTTCCTGGCCGAAGGTCTGGCGGTCAAGGTTGGTGACACCACCCCCGTGGCCGACGACCCGGGCGAGGACGGCGACGGCCCCCCGGCCAACGCCAAGAAATCCGAGCTGGTGGCCTGGCTGGTCGACAACGCGCTCAAGGAGGATGGCAGCGACTACACCGCCGACGAGTTGAGCGTGCTCAAGGTGGCCGAGCTGCGTGACCTCGTGGACTCGGTGGAGTAATCATGGGCCTCTACAACATCGAGAAGCCGTGCGTCGTGGGGCAATTGCACTACGTCCACGTGCCGGATCAGCCGATCGAGGTCGATAACGACGTGGCCGCTCCACTGGTCGAGGCTGGCGATCTCTCGCCGTACCGCGCTGCCGACCTGGCGACGGCGGTTGCCGAGTCGGATGGCGAGGACATCGGCCCCGGGCTGGTCAGGGTGTTCGACGCGAAGCCGGCCGAGGAGTCCAAGCCACGCACCCGCCGCAGGGCCGCCGAGGACTGATGGCTGACCCGTTCCTCGAAATCGAGGCGTTTGCCGCTGAGTTCCAAGGCGCGCTGACCGAGGGGCAGACGGCCACGGCCACGCGGCTGCTGGAGGTCGTCTCCGACTACATCCGGTTGCGCAAGCCGGATCTGGCTGGGGACGATCCCACGGCCATGCAGGTGACGTTCGAGGTTGTGCGGGATGCCATCACTTATGGTCCGTACGAACAGCTTTCGAGCTTCACCCACCAGACGAGCAAGCGGCTGGAGTCGGGTGCGTTCAGCGACGCCGCCAAGACGCTCGACGAGCTGCTGACCGATCGGCACAAGCTCATGCTCGGCATCTCGCGGACTGCCGCCGCCCGCGGTTCGTTCGCCAGGTGTGACTACTGAGCATGTTCCCCATCGGTGCCCAGCGCGTCGGGGTCGAGCGCAGCACGCCGGTACTCGACGGCGACGACAACCCGACGTACGACGAACTCGGTCACCCGGTCGTCGAGGATGCGACGGTCTGGATCGACAGCGCATGCTTCGAGATCCAATCGCCGTCCGAGCAGCAGAATCTCACCGTCACCACTACCGGCGAGATCGCGTGGGCATTCCTGCCGATCGCTGACGGCACGGTGCCGGCGGTGGATGACGACGACGAGCCCGCGCCGATCGAGTTCTTCGACACTGAGGGCAAGCCGTCCATCTCATCCGGTGCGGTGCTGTGGCACAACGGATTGCGCTACGAGATGCGCGGCGATGCGGTGCTGGAGCAGGACATCCACGGTCGCGAGGATCACGTGTTCTGCATCTGCGAGAGGACGGGGGGCTGACGGTGGCCAAGCTTTCCGACTTCATCCCCCAGGCCGAGATCGACGCCCACCTGGCCAACGACGAGG